TCGTTGCCAAAGAAGGTGACACAACAAAGACAATTAGGTTTGGACAGCAAGGTGTGAGTGGTGCGGGTAAAGCCCCTACAACTGAGAAAGAGAAAGCCAGACGCAAATCATTTAAAGCTCGTCATGCTAAGAATATTGCAAAAGGTAAGATGTCAGCAGCCTACTGGGCCAATAAGGAGAAATGGTAGTGGCAGGTCTTTACGACAACATCCACGCTAAACGTAAGCGCATTGCTGCGGGTAGTAATGAGAAGATGAGAAAGAAGGGCGCTAAAGGCGCTCCTACCTCTAAGAACTTTAAACAAGCAGCTAAGACAGCTAAAAAGGGGAAGAAATAATGCCAATGGTCAAAGGGAAGAAGTATCCCTACACAAAGGAAGGAAAAGCTGCCGCTAAGAAAGCAGCAGGTAAAGCTAAACCTAAGAAGAAACCTATGAAAAAAGGTTACTAAAATAATACTTGACTTTTTGTCTAAAATATGGTATAATATACCTGTACATTAAGTACACAACTTTAATCTGTCCTTTAAAGGAGAAACAGTGAACGATCAAGAATTTGAAGACTATACCAGAAGTATGCAAGAAATGTTCCGAAGCTCAGGCTGGGAGTATTTCTTAAACGATCTCAGAGGAAGCGTCCCAAACGTCAACTCCGTTGAGGTCACTAAAGACTTAACAGACTTATTCTTTCGTAAAGGTCAGCTTGCAATCATGGCTAATGTTCTTAACCTTGAAGCACAGCTAGAAAGCGTTATTGAAGAACGCAATAACCCACAGGACAACGATCAGGAGGAAGCCGCTTAATGCGTCTTCTTTTTGACTTCAGATGCCCTGACAATCACGTTACGGAGGCCCTAGTAGCCTCCGACGAGACAGAACACACCTGTGGTTTATGTAATAAAATTGCAACTAGAATCATATCTCCCGTTCGTTGCTCACTTGACCCCATTAGTGGGGACTTTGTAGGTGCTACTATGAAGTGGGCTAAACAACGCGAACAGAAGATAAAACTAGAAAGAAAGGCAAACTCGGAGTAGACCTTTCTTATACAAACCATGTCACTCCATAATACGTTAGTACGGAGATTTAATAATGGCTACACTCTTAGATGAGCGTCTTGATGACGAAGAACAACCAGACGAAACTGAACAGGCTGGTGATTTTGAAAATGACCCTGTAGAGCAGGAAACTCAATCAGAAATCCCAGACAAGTACAGAGGTAAATCCGCAGAAGATCTTGTACGGATGCACCAAGAAGCTGAAAAGCTCTTGGGCCGTCAAAGCTCTGAAGTAGGTGAACTAAGACAGGTTGTTGATAGTTATATTCAGACACAACTCTCAAACCAACAAGCACCACAACAACAAGAAACTGTTGATGAGGTGGATTTTTTCTCGGATCCAGAAGAGGCCGTTAAACGGGCCATTGATAACCACCCAAAGATCAGAGAAGCTGAGAACATCAGTAAGCAGTACCAAAAGACCACTGCCCTGTCTCAACTTCAGAAAGATCATCCCGATATGCAAAACATTTTGACGGATGATAAGTTTGCGGAATGGATTAAAGGCTCAAAGATACGGACTCAACTGTACGTACAAGCAGACAAGCAATACGACTATGAAGCTGCACACGAACTGTTTACCCTTTGGAAAGAACGTAAGCAGGTTGTACAACAAACAGCTAATGCTGAAAAGCAAGGTCGTAAGCAAGCTGTAAAGAACGCATCAACTGGCGCAGCCACTGGTAGTTCTGAAACAAAAACGAGAAAGATTTACCGAAGGGCAGACATTATTAAACTTATGCGTACAGACCCTGAACGGTATCAATCATTGTCCGATGAGATTATGAAGGCTTACCAAGAGGGGAGGGTACGAAACTAATCTATTAAGGAAAAAATATTATGGCTACTTCAGTATGGCCCAGCCAAACAGGTGCAGTAGATAATGCTCGCGCCGCAACGTTTATCCCCGAAATTTGGAGTGACGAGATTGTCGCTGCTTATCAAGCTAACTTAGTACTTGCTAATCTCGTTAAGAAGATGGCAATGACTGGTAAGAAAGGGGACACCATCCACATTCCTAAGCCTACCCGTGGCGTTGCTACTGCTAAAGCAGCAAAGACCGCTGTAACGATTCAGGCAGACACTGAGAGTGAAGTACAAGTCGTTATTGACAAGCACTTTGAATACTCTCGCATGATTGAAGACATCACCGAAGCACAAGCTTTGTCTTCACTACGACAGTTCTACACTGGTGACGCAGGGTACGCCCTTGCCAAGCAAGTGGACAACGACCTCTTCACTTTGGGCAAGTCCTTTGGTGACGGTGACGGTTCTGACTGGACTAACAGTGCTACGTTTATTGTTAATTCAGGCGGTACTGGTGTTGAAGCTTATGCAGGCGCAGGTACTGTAAACGCATTTACTGACGCTGGCTTCCGAGCTTTGATTCAGAAAATGGACGATGCAGACGTACCGATGGACAACCGTTCATTTGTTGTACCTCCTTCACTGCGTAATGCAATCATGGGTGTTGAGCGTTATGTGTCTTCTGACTTTGTTGACGGACGCAGCGTACAGAACGGTAAGATTGGTAACTTGTACGGCATTGACGTATTCACCACCAGCAACTGTCCTTTGACGTACACCACGACTGTTAAAGCTGCCTTCCTTGTCCATAAGGACACGATGGTTATGGCTGAACAGCAGGGCATCCGCTCACAGACTCAGTACAAGCAAGAGTTCTTGGGTACGCTTTATACCGCAGACACGCTCTACGGTGTTAAGACGTTACGACCAGAATCAGGTTTTGTATTGGCTGTAGCCGCTTAATCTATAAAAATATGTGTGAGGGAAAGCCTTAGGGTTAGTACCTCACTTTTTATTCATTTATTTTTTTAGTAACAGCGGAGAGCAAGTATGGCGATATTTAGAGGGGACGGAGGATCTGGAGATAGTTCTACGGATGCCTACGCCAGTCAAATAGCAGTCTACGCTCAAACTGCTACTACAAAAGCAAATGAAGCATCAGCTTCTGCAAGCGCAGCGGCCACAAGTGCAACTAACGCTGCTACCAGTGAAACTGCCTCAGACGCAGACGCACTTGCAGCAGCCAACAGCGCCACCGCAGCGGCAACTAGCGCAACCAATGCTGCATCTTCGGAAACTAATGCTGGCAATAGTGCAACCGCTGCCGCAACCAGTGAGACCAACGCAGCCACAAGTGCTACTAATTCAGCAACCTCTGCAACCGCCTCAGGAACGTCAGAGACGAACGCAGCGGCTAGTGCTGCCACAGCTACTACTAAGGCTTCAGAAGCCGCCACAAGCGCCTCAGATGCGTCTGGAAGTGCTACAGCGGCCAGTACTAGCGAAACTAATGCAGCAACCAGCGCCACTAACGCTGGGACAAGTGAAAGTAACGCTTCCACCAGTGCCTCCACAGCGACAACTAAGGCCACTGAGGCAGCTTCCAGTGCTACTAACGCAGCAACGAGTGAAAGCAATGCGGCTACCTCAGAAACCAACGCAGCGTCCAGTGCCACCAGTTCAGCGGGTAGCGCCACTACGGTTACAACCAAAGCAACGGAGGCAGCAACAAGCGCAACCAACGCTGCAACTTCGGAAACAAACGCAGCGACTTCCGCTACTAATGCTGGCAACTCTGCAACGGCTGCTGCAACGTCTGAAACTAATGCTGCTACTTCCGAGACCAACGCTGCAACCTCCGCAACCAACGCATCTAACAGTGCAACAGCGGCGGCTACAAGTGAAACAAATTCAAGTACAAGCGAAACTAACGCAGCAGCCAGCGCAACATCAGCAGCAGCTTCGGCAGCGGCAGCAGTAGCTACTTTATCAAACTTAAACGCAGACAACATGACAACTGGTACGCTCTTAGGCGGCACTTACTAACAAGGGAATTAAACAATGGCTACAACAATTGTAACTAAAAGCGGCTCAGGTGCTCCCACAGCCTCCGATTTGATAGCTGGAGAGCTTGCCGTAGACTTAACTAATAAGAGACTGTACACGGAAGACTCAGGTGGTACTGTTCTTGAACTTGGAACTAACCCTGCATCAGACGTAACCTTTGGGGACAACACTAAGGCAATCTTCGGCGCTGGCAGCGACCTAGAAATTTACCATAATGCTGGCACCTCTTTTATGACCGAAAGTGGTTCAGGCAACTTTAAGATTGGCGGTGAAAACTTATATCTTCAAAATACTGCCCACAATGAAAACTATTTAGCTGCAATAGCCAACCAAGGGGTCACACTTTATTACAACAACCTCGCCAAACTAGCCACCTTAAACTCTGGAATTTCGGTGACGGGTACGGTCACGGCGGATGGGCTGGGAATCGGGACTAGTTCGCCTACACAGCTTTTAAACTTAGAAAGCGCAACAAGTCCTGCTATTTTAATTACTGATACAACCAACACTACTTCGTTATTGCTTAGGTCACAAAACAATACTTCAAGTGTTGGGACTAATAGTAATCATCCTTTGGTGTTTGAAACTAATGCAACAGAACGCCTCCGCATCGATGGGGCTACGGGCA